CACCTAAAATTGTCGTTATGCAACCTTTCTTAATCAGTTCATAATCGTCAAACATGGGGTAACCACACTTAATTGGCTCATTATCAGGCCAATCGAGATCTAAAAATGCTTCATTTAAATCGTAAACATCAAGCCTAGAAGTAGGCTTAACTATCGGAGTATCAAGACGTTTCTCAATGCCTTCAATACGTTTTCTTATATCATCTGGAGATAGGCTATGCCATTGACCTTCAAGTAGTTTGGCAGATATTTGGAAATCTAGCCCTTTTCTTTTTAAATCTGTCCATAGTGTTTTCTTCTCAAACTCCTTGTCCCAGAATGAGTTAGGCTGCTGTTCGTCAAACATAGCCTTGACGATTTCATTGCTGAATCGTTCTTGTGCGCCTTTAGCGTCTCTTAGTAAAATAAATTGATTTCTATTAGGTTCTAGTAACCAATCAGTTAGGTTTTCTTGTAAGAATCTAACTGCGTCAGCGAGAGTTGGTTGCTTTTGCCCGAAGAATAGACCGCCATCTATTTTTTGTAAGAGTTCTTCGTTCGAGATTATCTTCTGAAAGAAGTAAGTCTCTATCATTTAACGAGTTAAACGATCTTCTTCATATGGTTTGCTGACGTTTTTTAGAAGACCATTTTCATTTGAGCTGAATAATTCGCTCGTAAGTTGCTCACTTAGAGTCTTTTCGATCTCATACACAACATTAACTGTGTGCGCTGGATCGAGGCCGCTTTTTTGAATAAGTAAATCGAGATCGCTCTTAAGTTGCTGTTTCTTAGCATTTAAGAGTTTCTCGACCTGCTCTTCAGGAATCGATTGTCGTTTTCTCATGAATTTTTATTTATTTTATGATCGTTTTGTTGCTTGGTTTCATATCTCTCTTTTTGTTTTCTAAAGACTTCTGTAAACGTCTTTAAACGAGTGCGTTGAGTGTTTGTGTCCTTCATGGCGTTTGATTTTAAATTCTATAAGATGCTTTAACTTAGATAGTTGCTCTAGTTTTTGCTCATTATGTATCTCGAACGCCAATAAAATTTCACTTAATTCGTAAACTAGTGTGTCCCAGTCATTTGTGATAATTATCTCTTCTTCCATAACTTGTTGATTATCTTTATTTTAAAAAAAATCACCTATCCATGGATCATAATCTGCTGCTTTTTCCAGTTCTTCTCTATCTTCCTCTTTTATAGCGTATTGTATTCCATAATAGTCGGCGAATTTCATAAATCTGTGATCAATTTCGATCATCTGTCTTTTCAGTTGAATTTTCTTCATTTTTTTCATATTTTTCTATTAATTTCCATATTCGCTTAATTTCTTCTAAATCAGCGGGATCAGGCATTTCTTTTGGTTCGATTAAATTTTTACACTTCATCGCTTAAATTTTGTTACGTCGATTTTCCATTTTGCATTTTGTAGCCTGCCGATTACTTCTTTGCTCCATCCTTGTTCATTTGCTGTCTTTTTGCTGTGACAAGAATGACACAAACTGCGTAAATTGCTCATTACTAGCCTCATAAATGGATTATGTTTAATAGATACCATGTGGTCAACTGCCTGAGCTGCAACAACTTGGTCTTTTTTAATACATTCTTCACAAATGGGATTTTGTTCGAGCTTTATAATTCTAACTTTCTGCCATTCAGCGCTTTGGTAGAATTTTTGACGTCCTAAATATGTGTTTTGAAAAATCATTTATTTGTTTTATTATATTATATATTCATGGGGCCCCTAGGTTTTAAATACTTTTTCGAAACTTACAATTTTTGCATGCATATAATTCTTATTAAGACTAAATAAAAATAACTTTTATGGCTAACTATGTGAAAAACAAGGACTTACGGGAAGCACTCGTACTTTCGAAGCAACAAGACGAGCTCACTGCCGAAGCGCTAGATATGATAATCATAATGGCAAATCGTTTCTCACAAAAATTCACTTATGTATATCCGGATGATAGAAAGGACTGTATAGCTGTCGCGATAATGGACTGTTACTTATATTGGAGAAATTACAATCCCGAAAAATCACAAAACGCGTTCGCGTATATTACGCAAATTATAAAATCAGGTTATGCAAAGGCCTGGAGGACACTGCATGGCAAGCTGCCTGTTGGTAGCCGAGTTTCGATCAGTGATGGAAAAATTTATAACTTGTGAGATAAATATAGAAAATTACGTTAAAAATATGGGTAAAAACAACGCTATCGATCTGATTAAGAAGCACTTGGAAGATAAAGAAAACTTTCGAGAAATGGACTTGTTGATGATCGAAAAAATTCCGATAATAGTTGATATTCTGAAAGATGCCGAAAAAGAAATCTATTCTGAAGGGATAACTGTGCAAAATGTAAAAGGTGATGTAAAGAAAAATCCGTCGATAGAGATTCATTCGCTGTATCTCAATAAGTTACGTGAATACTGCGTAGCTCTCGGAATTACTCCGAAAGAGAGGCGAAAACTCGATAAAGAACTTAGAGACACTCTGGACGACTTTGATGACGATTAATATGAATATACAACCTGATGGCCGAAGTGCCGAAAATGAGCTCCTAAAGCACCTTAGAAATCATTTTAGATGTGTTGCGATAGATGCCGAAATGAGAATGTCGATATTCTCTGCGCACGCTGAAATTATAGGCGACTTTGTGCGCGAATTTTATGAAAAATTAAATTAAGAAATATGAAAAAATTACAAATTGAATGTGATGGCGAAAAATTACGCTATTATTTTGTGCCTGACAATTATCGTGGTCATACGCCTGATAGACAGGAGATTACTGAATACAAAGAGCTGATTTTAGATTTTAGTGATTCTGCTCCGATAGGAATAGTTGATCATGAGTATTATGAGATCTATATGGTTCATATCCCGTCAGTTAGAAATAAAAGCTGTTAATGAACAAATATGAATATAATGATTTTTGTTGGGATTTAGTTGAGGAATTTATTTATGTTGATTCGTATAAGTATGGTGCTGATATTCAGCGACAAGTGCAATTATTTAAAGATTGGTCGTCGAATAAAAAATGGGAATTTAGAGTAGAAGAAGTAGATAAAGTGTTTAAGTTCTTCTCTTACTGCAACATACAGGCCGGTAATCGTTACAAACAATTTCCGATGTTATCGTATCAAGCGTTCTTTCTAGCGCTATTATTCGGATGGTATTATGCTGGTACTGAGCGACGTAAGCACAACGAAGCACTGATTTTCATAGGTAGAAAAAACGGAAAAACTGCGTTTAGCGCATGTATTATAATTTATGGATTTTTGAAAGATGATGTGACAGATCCTCAGTCTATGTTGCTGGCTATGAACACAAAGCAAGCTAGCAACGCTCTAAGGTACGCTAAATCAATCATTTATCATTCACCTGCACTTTTACGAAGACTTTCACCTCAAAGATACAAAATTGTGAGCAAAAACCCTGGTAATCAGGGATTTATAGAAGTAATGTCGACCGTAGAGCCCGAGCGCCTAGAGGGATTTTCGCCCTCGATGTGCATAATCGACGAAATTCATGGAATGGACTCGAATAAAGCCGAAGACACATATAATAGCGTAAAAAATGGAACGGGAGCGAGACAAAATCCGCTAATTATTCTAGCGACGACAGCCGGAACAAAAGATAATCAGTTTGTTATAGAACTTTTACAATTTTATAAAGATGTTTTAAGCGAAAAAATTAAAGACGATCATATTGCCGCGTTAATCTTCCAACCTGATGAGGGTGATGATATTAATGATGAAATCGCATGGGCGAAGGCCAATCCGGCGATCGGAGCGATCACAACAATGGATAGTATTCGCGAGGCCTATGAGAAAGCTATAAATAGCGCTAGTTCAAGGAGTTACTATCAGTTTCTTACACGAAGAGTTAATATATTCAGAGAAGAACCGACTAACTGGCTGGATCCTATTAAGTTAGATAAATGTTTTAAAGATGTGGATATTGAAAATTTTATTGGAAAAGAATGCTATCTTGCTGTAGATCTATCAGTTACATCGGATCTCTCAGCGCTCGCGGTAGCGTTTGGTAGCGAAAAGGACGAAATTACAATCTTTGTTTACTTTTTTATGGCAAATAATCCGCAAAAATTAATGAGAAAATCGAATTTCGATCTCACACCTTATATGGACACTTATATTCATCGTTCAGAAACGACAGTAGTTGACTATAAAGCAATGACAGACAAGATCTTAGAAATAGAAAATCGATTTAATGTCGTTAAATTATTTTACGATCCTTATAATGCGCCGTATTTTATTTCAGAAGTGCAAGAAAAAAGTTCTATTTTTTGTGAGAAATATGCGCAAACTCCGTTGAAATTTAATGTGCCGCTAACTTTTATTCAGGACCAAGTGAGCTCACAGTCAATCACTTTCGCAACAAATCCAGTTTTACGATGGAATTTCAGCAACGTGGTAATCAAGGCGATGGATAGCAACGATAATTTGAAAATAGATAAAAGAAAGAAAAAAGAGGCCGTAGATGGTGTCGTAGCGCTCACAATGGCCGTAGGCGGTTTCATAGAATGGACAAATCCAGTTTACGACGCAACGTATTAATTTACAATATATAATATAGAAAATAAAACGCAAATATGTCATATTTAAATACTTTATGGAGATCACTTCGAGGTGTTCAGCCGAATTTCATATACGGGACAGAAGACACATATGTGGACAACGTTATCCCTCAGATAATCAATGGGAAAGCACCTTTTAAATTAAATAATGCCGATCAGATAGCGACCGTTTATACGTGTGCAAAAATTTATGCCGATTCAGTGTCGAGACTGCCGATAAATGTCATAAAATTACAAAATGATGGCTCAAAATTAGTAGATAAAACTGATTCGCTCTATCCTCTATTACATTATCAACCAAATAGTTACAGCACACCTCACAAATTCTTTTCGACTTTAGAATATATGAGAAATTTAAATGGAAATGCATATGCTGAAATTATTCGAAATGGTAGTGGTAACGTGTTGAGTTTGAAGATGTTAAGCCCTTCGAGATTCATCGAAGCAAAAATCAACACAAATGGGAATTTAATTTACAAATTTCATGATGAAAAAATAAAAGATAAAGTTCGTGCATATCCTGCCGAAAATATATTACACTTTTACAATGTTACAAAAGACGGTATTACAGGCGTATCACCCCTGACGGCCCTAAGACTCGGATTATCAACGACTTGGAAGGGAATGAAAACGATCGATACGATGTATGATCAGGAACTTAGAACAACAAAAGCGCTAAAATATCCGTCAATGGTGCCGAACAAAAAAGCACAAAAAGAAGCAATAGAACAGTTTCAATCGCATGCTGCTGGCGCTCAAGCACCTGGAGTGATCACTCTGCCGGATGGTGCCGATTTAATCGATTTACAAATTACTCTCGCCGATGCCGAATTTATTCAGACTATCAAGTTCAATAAGAGCGACATAGCTAGCGCGTTTAGAATCCCGCTCACAAATGTGGGACTTTTAGAAGCAACAAAATGGAATAGCGTAGAAGCGATGGGCCGAGAATTTTTAAATCAAGGTTTAGGAGACGTTTTAAAAATGTACCGTAGTGAGCTGGAATTCAAGCTGTTAAGCCTAGAG